TCAAGCGGGCTTTTTGCCAACAAGTTCTTCTACTTCCGAAATCGTCAAACCCGTATACTTGGCAACCTTGTCACAAGGAACGCCATCTGCCAACATTTCCAATGCGCTTTTCAATGCCTTTTTACGCTCTCCTTCGCGAAGCGCTTCTTCTCTTACTTCTTCAAAAGCTCTGCACATAGTTGCCACTCCTTTCGTGTCCTCTTTGAAATAGCGTACCCGCTGCGCCAGTACCGGATAATTCATATCATCCGGGTTTGTGCATGTAAAATCCTGCATCAAACGGCCCAGCTTGGTATCATCCTTGATTTGAGAGTTCACATAAATAATATGTGCTCCGTCTCCGAACGGCATTCCCGTTTCTTGGATTGTCCGTTCGATATGATAAATTGGAAGACCCGCTTTCAAAATATCATTTTCAGTAATAAATATCACATAGGTCTCATATAGCTGGTCGTAACGGTCACCCGGCTCCGTAATATTGGCATCCATCAAGCCGCTGTTGTAACGGGCTCGTCTGACCTCTGCGCCACGGTCGTTGCGCTGGATCTCGATATTATAGGCTTTATTCTGCTCATCCACAGCTAGAATGTCCAGTCGGGCCGAGCGACCTTGAATATTATTCAAGGCGTATTGACTGTGAACTTCACGGATTGTCAGGTCATCACGGTCTAAAATCACCTGAAGCAGAAACTCCGAACACTCTTTATCTTCAAAAACCTTCGTCATAAAGTTATCGTCGATAAGGCGAAGATTCTGAATCCGATGCAGATACTCTTCATGCTTCCGCTCAAAGTCCAACTCCTGCGGCGTCTTATTCTCTCCCATCGGCTCACCTACTTTTATATAACACTTGAATAAATCATTTGTCACATAAAGAATACCACAAAACCGTACTTTTTTCAAGGTGGCACAAAATTCACCCCGGCGGACCATCAAATGCTCCATTCAACTGCTATATACATTATTATAATGCATTTGTTTCATACAAATGTCACGCAACAGAAAAAGGACGGCCCGAAAGCCGCCCTTTCCCTTATATACCAACTTTTGATTCCGTCGCGGGTTTCTCAAAGCCAGTACGATTCCTTACCCTTGGTTCAGGATTTGGAACACGTACAAGTATTTCGTCCGGTTCGCAATCCAGCGCTTCGCAGATGAGGTCCAAATGATTCAGATTCATCCTCTCCGCGATTTCGTTGTAATAATCACTGATTGTAGTCGGCCGAATGCCTGTGGCGCGTGCCAGATCTGCTTGCGTCCATTTCAGCTCGCCTAGCTTCTTGGACAGTAAAATTCTAATCATATACTCGCTCGCTCCTTACAATAAAAGATATTCTTTTCTTCTGGAAAAATCAGGGAATTGTTAGATTATCACGAATTTTGTGATTCTTTATTGCATAAAAGCAAAAAAACGCCCCCGTCACCTGTTTCGACTTTTCATCTGACAGGTGACGGGGGTGTTGTCATTTGTTCCGAGTATTCAGTTCAGCAAGCTGCCGCTGGTCTGATTCTCTGTACCGTTCATCCACGCCTTCCAAATGGGAGAGACCGCGTTTCAGCTCTCCGTTCCAGTAAATCTGCCCAGTTTCCGTTTCCATCCGCTCAATGCCGGCACAAATGCAGGATAGCAGGTCGAATGTAGCCTTGCGGCTGTCCATCTGCAAAATATACCGTTCACGGCGTTGTTCATCTTCCTTTTCGCGCTTCTTGGCCGCACGGTCCGCCGCGCCCTTGATAAGAAGCTGATTCACGGCAAAGGAAATCGCGCCGCCCAAAACAGTTCCTAAGAACGCCAGCGCCGCCAAGAGCCATGCCGGAACGGTGACAGTAAACACTTCGGCTGTTCCTGCAAGCACCTGTATCCTCCTTTCAGTCGTCGGTGAGTGTCAGCAATTCGATCCATCTCGTGACGGGGAGACGGTCTAAGAGCCATTCCACGCACCATTTAAGCATCCTTCAGCACCTCCAGCCCTGCCTTGGCTGCATTAAAGGTCACCTGCACCACCTTCCGAATCAGGCTGTCCGTGACCAGAAAACGCAAAGGAGCAGGAACCTTTGCGCGCAGCCACGACACGACAACCGCCAAACGGGCTTCGCCCAGCTTGGTGCCAACGAACTCTTTTTCGGCCTTGGTGATGGCCTCAATCGCCCATTCGGCCAGCAGAGCCTTGTATCCCAGACGAATCATGCAGGCCGCAACAACGACCAACGCCACAGCCATAATAGCAACCGTAATGATAGTAGCAGTGTTCATACCTTATCCCTTTCTCAAAGCAGCTTAGAAAGCGCCGCCTTTGTCTGCGTTCCAACGATGCCGTCCGCAGTCAGATTGTGCGCTGCTTGGAACGCCTTGACGGCCTTTTCAGTGTTTGCACCGAAGATGCCGTCTTGGTTGATGCCCAGCGCTCCTTGAAGCGCGGCATTGTATAGCCGCTGCGGATAACCGCTGGTCGATTTTTTCAGATTTCCGGGGCCGAAGATTTCAGCCTCCCAGTTAGACGTATACGCTGCCGAACCGGGCATATTGGGGATTCCTGCATAATGATACACCGACACATAGCCCGTCTTAATGTCATTGATGCGAATTTCCCAGTGCAGGTGGCTTCCAGTACTGTGGCCCGTGCTTCCCTCGACACCGATAAGGTCGCCCGGCTTCAACTTCTGGCCTGCGGTCACGCTGATTTTGGACAGGTGTCCAAAATACATATAGTAGGCAGTCGTGCCGATCCGGACCACAACACGCTGGCCGAAGCCTTTCTTCGGGAGTGTCGCGCATTCCCAGCCGGCACGAACAACCGTGCCATAAATCGGGCAATAGATGTTCTTGTCGCTAATACCTACCAGATCATACCCTTGGTGGTACGTTCCATTCGCCCGCAGGTTGCGATACGCCTGTGATACCCTGAATGTGCCTTTATAAGGAGAAATCAACAAATCCACCTCCATTTCAAACAAAAAAGCCGTGCTGACCACCAGCACGGCTTCTCTCAACGTCTTATGGCATCATACTCGGCTTGCAGGATTGCTCTCTGCTCACCATATCCTTCCGGTTCTTCGCCTGTCTCAACAGAGATATCTTCCCATTCATCTAACAGACGAACCGCCGATGCCAGCAGAGCTTCGAGTTTTTGTTCTCGGCTCAAAACTATGCAGCACCTCCTCGCAGCCTCATTCACCAAGCATCTGGCAGAGCTTCTTATACTTTTCCTCGCTCAACCGGCCACTGGCATAAAACACGTCCAGCTTCTTACGTAGTCCCTTAGTTTTGCCGCGCTCAATCATCCGAGCGCACACTTCATACAGTTCCATTGTTCTACCTCATCATTCTGCTTCCGCCGTCATCCCCAACTCCAGCAAAGTCAGGCGATATTCTTGATCCACCACAAGGGTATCTGTGCTATCCTGTGCGGCCATCAGCTTGGCCATGGGATCCTTTGCATCCTCCGCAGCTTTTGCCTGCGCGAGCCAGCCTTCATACGCAGCATTCACATCGGCTACAAGGCCGTCATAATACGGCACTTCCAGCAGATATTCTTCGTACTCCCACCCTGTTACGGTCGCTTCCTGCTGAAGCTGCTCGTATTCGGTCGGGTTGGCAAAGAGCCTCACAATGGCGATTTCAGGCCGTTGCGGGTGGCGTTCTACCATACAAAGCCCATCCGGCTTTGCACTGCCTCTTACTTTCATTTCGTATCACCTCTTTCAGACGCTTGATTTTGATGCTTCGTATATACTTTTCCTTTACTCGGAAACTGTTACAGTGATTCAACTGCCCTGCACGAGAAAGAAATCCCGCCGCCTGCTGCACGGATACAGGAATACCCATTTTCTGCTTTTTCTGTATCCGTCTGGCCTGCCGCAGCATCCGCAAAAAATTTCTTCGCCGCAACGTAGTAAATCCATGCCAAAACCGGAATCCGACCGCAGACACCGCCCGGGGGCGACCTTTCGCTTTTCGGGCAACGGCCGTGCGATACACTTGCCAATTCTCTTTCACCGCAAGTCCGAGTTCGTCTCGTAAAAATTTCTCAGCCGCAACCCGCGCCCTGTGCAGCATCCGTTTATTTGGCCCGAGCATTGTGATGTTGTCCATGTACCGAGTGTAATATTTCACACCTGGCATCCTAGCTAACATCCAGTCGAGTTTTTCCAGATAAAAGTTTGCTAGCCATTGACAGATGTAGTATCCGATAGCCAGCCCCTGCCCGCAGCTCTTGAGAATGGCCCAGATGAGCCGAAGAAACCGCTTGTCCTTGATTTTGCGGCCAAGGGCGCGGATGAGTCTCCGGATTGGGACGCTCGGGTAAAAGTGTCGGATGTCCATCTCGCAGGCATATCTGGTCCCTTTGGGGTCGCAGCTCATGGCGTGAGCAAGGTACTTGCGTATCCTTGCGCCGCCCCGCCCCGGAATGGACGCGCAGCTGTATGGGTGCATCCCGCGCATCAGGACAGGCTTCATCGCCTCCACGAGAAGCCGGTGGACGATGCCGTCCGGCCAGAATGGCACAATCTTCAGCTCCCGCTGCTTCTGGCTGCTGTTGTCATAAATTGTCTTGAGCTTTGGCCGGGTCGGAACATAGCTTCCCTCTGAAAGAATTTTGTAAGTCCGCTCAACATACTTTTCCAGATGTGTCAGCACCTTTCTGACTTCGCGTCGCCGGTATTTGTGGCGAGCCGAATCGAGGATGACAACTCGGATGAGGTCTTTGTCGAGCATCTTATCGTACAAATAGCCTACTCTTTTCGGCATGACAGGATGATTCATCTCCTTTTTCGCTTCGCTGCCGTCCGAACCATAGAGGTCTACTAGGCTGCGTCCTGTTGCGAAAATTTCCACCATGTGGTGTGGGAGACCCTGCGCAAAATGTGGAGAAGAAAAAGGTGTCGAGCGCCGATGTTGCTGTTCGAGTTGGACGAGCTGTTGTTGCCGTTGAAGTAGAACAGGCCCGCATTCGAGCCGTTGTCCCAGTTGCCGCCCACATACAGCACAAGCCAGCGCAGAGCGCAGAGAATCCCTATTTTTTAAGTTTCTGCCTCACTTGGCAGGAATCGATGATTGTAAAGCTTCTGGGGGCTGCGGCCCCCAGTCCCCCTCAGGGGACGAAAAGGAGTCGAGCGCCGATGCCGCTGTACGAGCTGGACGAGCTGTCGTCGCCGTCGAAGTAGAACAGGCCCGCATACGAGCCGTAGTCCCAGTAGCCGCCCACATACAGCACAAGCCAGCCGCTCGAAGTCCACGAGTAGTCCGGGATGTAGGTGGTCTCGCTGCCTCCGGCAGACGAGGGGTAAATAGCCCACGGTGCAGTTGTGGATGCTCCAAGAGCGCTGATGTATCCGCTGGAAGAAGCTCTGGTTCCCGCATTGGTGTATCCGTCGGAGGTGTCATCGGCGTATTTCGCGGGGTCGGTACAGACATAGACCGTGCTGCCGTTGAAGTTTACGCCGTCCACCCAGTCGAAGACGTTGCCCCACGGGTTTTCGATGTGCCTGTACTGGACGGCAGTTGCACCGTCCGTGCCGTAAGCTCTGCCGGTATGATAGGTCATGACATCGGTACCGCCGGAGGAAATTGCCGAGCTGCCGCTGCTATAGCCCTTGCCGATTTTGCTCTGGGTGTCCCAGTTGGCGTACTCTACGATGTAGAGCAGGCCGATGGCGCACCAGCTTGCGTAGTCGTACTCATACCAGCCGGAGCCTTTGCTCTTTGCGCCGCTGCGGGCAGATGCTCTGGTGATGCTTACCAGCGGAGACATTCCGGTGCGCGAAACATGGCCGGAGCCGGTATTGTAGCGACCGACGTATCGGCCAGAGCCGGGGTGCTTGTCCCACCCGGTCTTCTGCTTGTCAGCGATGTAGTAGTACCGCTTTTTTCCACTGGCGTCGTCCACGATCTTGTACCAAAAATCCGGGATGTGGACGACTACATCACCGTTGCTGCTCCTGCTGAAGCCGTTCTCGCCCTGCTTCGGGCCAACGGCGTTGCTCGCGATGTTGTACTCCTGCATACCGGCCCACGGGGCATAATCGTCAAAGGGACTACTGCCAGAGCCGGTACCAACAGCGGCCACCGGTTCGCTTGTGATATCAATGTTCACGAAACCGTTCGGGTCATTTTCCTGCCCCAGTCTTGTGCATACAGTAGAGCTGGCCCCATAATTCCAGCATACGCCAAAAACTCGAACATAGAAAAGTTTGAGGGTATACTCCCCACCCAGTTCAGTTTCGGCACTGTCCTCTGCAGTGTACTCATTCAGCACTGCCTTCACCGTCCATCGCCCGGTGCGAGGTAACGCCGTATGGTATACACCGTCCTCGCCCACCGTAGCCGTAATGATGCCGGTTCCATCCGTAATGGTCAGATTGCTTCCGGCATCCACCGTAATAGTCAGGTTCGGCAAAATCAAATCGCCTACCACTTTCGCGTCTGCCGATCTTCCAGCGATGGTCAAGCTGGCATCCGGCGGCGCACTGTCTTCGCCCTTCGGGCCTTGAGGGCCGGTGTCGCCGGTGTCGCCTTTCTCTCCCTTCGGGCCGGTTTCGCCGGTGTCGCCCTTCTCTCCCTTCGGGCCGGTTTCGCCAGTGTCGCCTTTCTCTCCCTTCGGACCGGTTTCGCCAGTGTCGCCTTTCTCTCCTTTCTCACCCTTTTCGCCTTTCTCTCCCTTACAGTCGCCCGCTGCAATGCCCTTCAGAATCTCATTCTGGCGTTTGATTTGATCTGCAAGCGCCTGACCTGTTTCATCGCTCATCGGATGATTGATGAGTTCCCATGTGTCATCCATTTTCTTTCCCCCTTTATATGGAAAAATATATTGTCACAGCAGCACCGCAGGAGATTATCGTGCTATAGTGTTGCCATGCCACAATGTACATAGCTGCTTGCTTTCGCTTCTCAGATTATAGCAGTCCAACATCTGCAAAGCTGATTTTTGTTAGAAAATCACGAAATCTGTGATTTCAGCTGCTTCTCCGGATAAAAAACGAGAATCGCCCATCGGCATCCGGCCCAAATGCAAAGTTGGTGGATGACGCAGAACCCGCCGCTTGATTTGCAATATCAAGCGTCCTATTCATGTAGTTCAACGTGTTTCCCTCAGCAGCTCGTGCCTCTGTCGCGCTGTCTCTCGACGCACGTTCATTTGCCGACGCCGATGAAGCACATTCGGCGGAAATTTTCTCAGACTTATTGGCCGCGATCCTACTGGCTTCAGCAGAGGAAGCGCTATTTGCTGCCGCCTGTTCTGAAGCACTGGTGTTTGCCACAAGCTGCTTGATTTCGTCAACGCTTTTCAGCAAAGCGTCTGCCACATCCTCGCGCAAAGCATACATGAGCCGCCACTGGTCCGCTCCATCCAGAACATACACAGCTGCCATCTCAATGCAGTATGCAATGCTCGTCGGACGGGCAAGCCTCTTCACCTTGTACGATGCACCCGTCGATTGGCTTGTAGGCAGGTCCGCGATGTCAGACATCTTATCCACATAAAATTGATACCAAGCATCAGTTTCTGTTTCCAGCTTGGTATCGGCAATGAGGATTGCCATTGCACTCCCTCCTTTCAGCTAATCCCGATTTCATCAGCAAACTTCATAAGCGCCGCCGTCTCAATGTGCATCAATTCCGCCCATTTCTCGGCGGGCAGAATCTTCAGCCCATCTTCGGCCGGAAGTCTCACCTCGATAGGGAGACAGTCTCCGATTTCCAGATAACGGCGATTGTGATAGTAGCAGCTTGCCAGAACGCGCGCTTTGTGCGCCCAACAAATGGCTGTGGAGCGTTCATCGGCCGTACCGAATAATTCATAGTTAAGGCCGCTACACCAGCCACAGCCAGCCGATACAGGGCATTCTAAGCACTCCTGCGGAGATTGGGATGTACGCGTGATGGCGTCCAGCTCTGCTTTTGCCTGACGCTGAGCTTCCGTGGTATACAGACCATCATAGACACTGCCGAAGCGGACTTTCTGCGATTTTTCCTCGCCAATGGAAATCGGGGCATATCGAATGCAGGGATAAGCCGACCCGTCCGGCGCAAAGCTCAACATCGCACCGGTGCCGCCGCAGAAATTAGTGTCATCCTTGGACTGTCCGCCCAAAAGGTCGTCCAGCATCGTAATCGTGACATCCATTCGTCGGGAAATAATGTAGTCAGAGACTGTCTGCATCTGCTCATACAGTGCACGGCCATCTTCGGGAGTGTAGACAGGTTCGTAAGCGTAGTTGCAAGCGATTTCCACGCATCCCTCATCCAGCATCATTTTGATGCTGTCGGCAATGTACTGAAAAGATCCCGGAACAAAGGTCATCTTGGACGTAAGCCACCCAAAATCCTTTTTTCCTGCCTGAAATGCTTTCCATGCCAGCGAAAAGCTGCCAACCCCATGCCCTGCCCCTCGGCAACTGACATACACAGCGCCGCATCCAGCTCTGGCCGTTTCGGCTCCGGTGCATAAAGTTTCAATTCTTCAGCCTTTTTCATTGTGTGCCGCCTCCAAACTCTCTGCCGTGTAGTTTTTCCCCGGCAAAATCTTCACGCCGTCAATCGGCTGTGCAATGCAGATAGACTCCTGCTGATCTCGAATGATGAAGCAGAGCCATTCTCCCAGTTCTCCGGCCAGTTTTTTACCCCGGCCATATGCGACATGAAATGGCCCTTTATAGCTGTCCTCAAACTTCTCCGCAGGATGCTCAAACACATAGTTGGCGTGCATCAGCAAAAATTCTTCTGCTGTTAGCTTGCGGAGGGGAACCAGCTTCGTACAGCTGCTCCGGCTTCCGTAGCCATCCTCGTCAACATCGCCCCCGGCCGCAACTGCCCAAAACTCATTCTTTCCGTTCCATGTGTACCAGTTCAGGCAATCCCACGGGTCTAAGCAATAATGGAATCCTGTGCTGGCGCACATGGCCTTTTCCGTCTCATTCAGCTCGTTCGGAACATACCGGAATGTTCCGTTTCCAAGCGTTGCAACCAGCCCCGGCTTGAATCCCTTGAATCCCAAAATCATCAGAACCATCCCTCCAAGGAAAGCTGCATCGAATCCTCGCTCTGCTTTTCTTTCTTCTTTGCAGGCTTTTTCTCCGGTTTCTGCTTCTTCTGGTCGGTTTTTCCCTTTTTCGGCTCCTGCGGTTTCGGAATATTCGGGGCGGCGTCCTCCGGTTTGATGGTTGCCGGCGCCCGCATCTCTTCTTCCGTCGGCGGCGTCCCGGTAAGATTGATGTTCATCGAAAACGAGATTTCAGCATTGGGAAAATAGAACTGCACGGCCTTGCGGTACGCTTCAAGGTCAGACAGAACCTCTCCCGCATTGTGTACGACTGCCGCGCAGCATTCCGAGAATGTGCGCTCCGTGTTGCAAACGACCTCAGCGAAGCGCGGCTCCTGATCTGCAAAGTTCAGCAGTGCCCGCAGCACATAGCTCTGAACGCTCGCGGCGGCGCGCCCGCCTTTGAACAGCTTGTCCTCTGCTTCCAGCTTCTCTTTTGCCTTGGCCCGCCAATCGACAAACTCTACTGTGGTTGTGGTGTGTGTGGTGGAATCCATATTGTCCTCCTATCAGAAAAAGCTCAACTGCCCACCCTTGCCCTCAGAGAACATCGGTTCCTGCTCCGGCTCTTTGGGCGGCATTTTAGCGGCTTTGGGCTTTTCCGTATCTTTTGGTTGCTTACTCTTTTTTGTGGCTTCAAGGGCTTTCTGTGGTTCGGATTTTGGCGCATCCGCAGTATGCTCTTTCTTTATCGGCTGAGCGACCAGCTTCATCTGCGCCATAGAGATTCGATACTGCCAAACCGGGATCCTGAGCAGCGGCGTATACCAGACGTTCCCTTTGTCAACTGGAAGCAGCCCCCTTTTGTCATAAGACACAGACGGGCTTGCAAGCGTATCACCGATAACGACATACCCCGGCATTCCAAGCAGACTCATTTGCAGATAGCACATCATTCCCACGATGTAGTCAATGTCCTGCGCCACAAACAGCACATCCGTCTGATAATTGATGCCTTTTTTCCTGCATTCGTTTGCAAACGCCACTAGCAAGGCCCCCGCGCCGCAGGTCGGGTCACAGACCGCGACCCATCCCCTGTCTCCGATTTTCTGCTGAAATTCTTCTGCCGAGGTCGTCACCACAGACATAAACTCGCAAAGGTGGTAAGGCGTGAAGAACTGGCCCGCGTGGTCACTTCCAAGCCCCAAGCACATATACAGCTCGCCAAGGAAATCCTGTTCCGAGTTGTCCTCCAACGCCATAACCAGAATCGAAAACATATCCGCGAATGTGTCCACTTCCTGCTTCGTGTACTTTTTCACGATAGTCATGTACTGCTGCTCTCGCTCGTCGAAGTGGCTCTTGTCTGTCGCGTTGGACACGGCAATGGCGCTTATCGTAATCCAGTCGCTCCAAACCTGCCACCTTGACCGCCCCTTGCTTGTAAATACTTCAAACTTCTTTACAAGCTCTTTCTGGGCCTCGCCGCGGACATGGCGAACATCGCTTCCCATTAGAAAACCTCCTTAGTCTGGTGGAACTTCCTCCGCCCGCTTTCTAAGAGGTCTCCTTTTTAGGCGATCCAAGCTGTTATCAAGGCCAAGGAAGCTATTTCCACTCGGCGTTTCCCGGTCAACCCGGTTTTCTTTGTATGTGATATGTACTTTTTCCCATGCTTCCAGCGTTGTGATTTTTTGTGCTGCCGCTTGGTCGAGCAAACGCTTGGCATAGACCCAAGGGTACTTTGCCTGATGGCGCATCGCTTCTTTCAGCGCGGCCACCACTAGGGCGTCCTCTACGCCAGCTTCCCGCAGCTCCCGGAATTCCGAGGCCATATAAGGCGTGAGCATCTTATCGCACCCAGCCCATACCCAGTAGGACTCCGGTTTTCCGTCAGGCGGTCCGGTTGATGTCTCCTGCTGTTCATCAGAATCATCCAATTCTTCGGGCGTTTCAAAACCCATTCGGTTTTTTGGGTTTTCCTGATTTTCTTTATTTTTTCTTGGTCTTCCGCCCCTTGCGCCATTGGCGCGATTTGCCGCCGCCTGTCGCTCGTAGGCTTCATTAGAAGCATCAATTTTTGCCTTGATAGCCGCCCAGACGAAGCGTTCATTTCCTAAAAAGCTCGGCTCAGATCCCGATTCCTTGTAGTCCATCATCGCCCACAAAATGCGCCCTCGCTCCGCTTCACTAAACGGCTCCAGCAGTGCTCTGTAATCTTTCACCCATAGCTTTATGTAGTCATTCGCCACGCTTCACCTCCCCTTTCGGCTTTTGATTAAGGGAAAGCACTTTACACAGGTGCTTGTCCAGCTTGATTCCATAGATATGGTAATCAGCAAACAGCGCATTCTCCCGGCGGTGTGCTTCCTCGTGGTGCGCTCGGCAAAGCGCGATTGCATTCAAGCCGACATGGACGACCTTTTCTCTGTCCATGCCCATGCCAATACGGTCAACATGATGTACCTCCGCCGGACGGTTGCAAATTGCACAGCGACGGTTTTCAAGGCACAGGTACAGGTATTTTCCAATGTCGTCCGTCTGCGTCAGCAAACTATCCTTGGTCGGAACGCCCCAGTGGAAGCAAAACGAAATCAGGTAAGTAATGAATTCTCGTGCTGTCGTCATGTCGCAGTCTGAGAGGGAGAACCACTCCCGCATAGCGCGGGAGCAGAAATCCCATTCCAAATACTGCCGAAGCTCTTCCGGCTCGTGGCCGGACCACAAAGAAATGTCACGGATGATGGCAAAAATCTTTCGGCGCTGGTCAGCAGAAATCGTGCGCCCATCATCCAACCGGACTTCCACCCGCCGGGGGCGCTTCTGCTCCACAAAGCGGCTGATGTCCGTATCGGGCTTCAGGACGAGCTTTCCATCTTCCAGCTTTTCAATTTTCGCCGTTACGACCATCCGTTTTCTCCTTGTCAATATGAACGTGCATGGGAATATACACGCTGTTCGTCTGCATATTTCTCACCAAGAAATCATTGCACTTTGCTTCCGATAGGTGATTCTTGAGCACCTGCATCTCATAGGCATACTGTCCAGCAGCCTTTTTCTCTGCGATTTTGGCCTGAATGTCCTCGTCTCTGTAATTGGCTTCTATCAAATAGAGGTCATATCCGAGTGCCTGCACCCCGTTCAGGTTGTTGGTGTCAGTGGCATAAATCGCCTTGCCAGATGGAAAATGCACCTTGTACCCGCAGTTCGGCACGTTATGCACCAGCATGAACGGAATCACATTGCATAGGCCGTATCCATACATGGTCCGGGGTTCCAGCACATCAATCTGACGTTCCGGCACTCCTGCGGCTAAAAGCGGCGGTGTCAGCCAACGACAGCATCCAAAACGCAGTGTTGGCCGTTCTTCAGCAAGCCGCTTGATGGTGCGCTTTTGGAAGTGGTCACTGTGGATGTGGGTGAGTAGAACCAACTTCAGCTTCGGCACATACGGCTCCAGTGCCTTATATGGAACGCCGCAGTCTATCAGAACAAATTCTTCCAAAATCGTGGCATTGCCGTCGCTTCCAGTGCTGATAATGTTGTACTTGACCATCAGAGTGTCGCCAAGTCAACAGCCGCTTTCACTTCATCTGCTTCCGGCTCCGGCAAGTCCATAGTTTTGGCCGTCCGCTCGATTTTGGGCTGTTCCTGCTCATCCTGCTGGCCGAGTTCCGGGGTATCGGTCACTTCCAGCAACAGGTCTCCGCTCGCGGTGTCCGGCATCATCACATGGCCGTCTCTTTCATAGGCCATCGTCATTTCTGCCGTCATAATGCCCCACTTGGAAATCAACTGGCGCAGCATGGTCTTTTTGGCCATCCCGTCGAAGTCTTTGTACCAGAAGCTCGAATACTTCCACAACTCATCCTGCGGAATCTCACCATTCAGCAGCTTCTTATATGCGGCGGCGCTGAATGCCGGGGAATATTTGTCCGCATGAGACATCATCTGGTCTGCCGTCCAGTACAGCGTTTTCTGGAAACCATTGATATACTCAAAATGGACAATGTAGCCAATCGTCGGCATACTCATGCGCTTTTCAAAATCCTCGATAAAGTGCATTTCATGGAAACGCTCTTCAAAAGGATCCCAGCCACTCAGCTCCCCGTTCTTTACTTCAAGGACGTTCAGCCGCTTATACTGACCCGTGCGCAGGGCAAGCTGGATATAGCCCTTATAGCCCAGCACAAACTGAGCCTTGAACTTCTCCGGTTCAATCATCTGCCCCTCACGGTCATACTTGGCCTTGGATTTGAACGGCACCAAGTAGAACTGTCCCAACTGCGGAGAGGGCTGTAAGAGCAGGCTTTCGCCCAGAAGTGCACCCGCAAGAATTGTGCCGGGGTCGCACTTCTGCAACTCGGCATTGACCGCCACCGCAGAGGTGATATTTGCAATAAAGCGCCCTGCACGAACCGGGTCCCCCAGCGTGTTGTTCACCAGATTCTTGTAAAGCGGAGTCTGGATTGCCTGAGAAAAACGAATCTTCTGCGGCTGTACTGCTTTAGCCATTGTCGCTTACCTCCTCATTCTCGATGCCGACGGAATCCATATGCTTCTGGATTTCGTCGATTTTTTCATTTACGAAAGACTTCAGCTCCCGGAGCTGGGTCAATGTACCGTGGCACTGGAACGTGCGGCCCATGAAAGCAAATTTGGCCGTCATGATCTGTTCTTTGCTCTCCTGCTGGGTTTCTTCGGCCTCCTGCTCATCCATAACCGGAGGCTCGGTACCCATGACCCGCGGCGCTGCCAGTTCTTCTTCCACCGCATCCAGCACCGCCGACTCTGCTTCCTGCGCGCGAAGCTGGGCTTCAAGGCGTTGTTTCCGTTCAGCTTCCTCGCGGGCCACACGGTCTTTGCGCTGGCTCACGCTGTTAATCGCAACGGCCAGATTGCGGCACTGCTTGTACTCGGCCATAACTTCCGGGGCATTCTCCATGCCATTGATGCAGTTCACATCAGCCACCACGCGGTCAACGTATTCCTTGACCTTGTTCTTCAAGGATTTCAGGCTCGCCGTCATGGTAACAGCAATACCGATGTCCTCATAGCTGACCCACTCGACCCCGTTTGCCTTGACCAGCTCGTCGAAGTAAGCAACCACTTTCTTCTCCTTGTCAGCTTTCAAGCCGGCTTCCACATCCGCGATTTTGCCTTTCAGCGCTTCATCCGCAGGGCCATAGACATCGGTGACGCACTCCTTGTAAACCTTGTCGAAATCCTCAAACGGCTGCATGATTTGATTTTTCACAACCATGCGCCGGGCATCCAGATCTTTGCGGTCGCGATTCAGCTTCGCCCGCTGCTCCTTGACGACCTTGAGCGTTTCTTCCGTGCAAACCAGCGCCAGCGCTTCCGCCACAGACGCCTGTGCCTGAGCCTTGATGCTGTGCAGCTGTTCCTTGATGACGGGAAGCTGCTGCACCACAATCAGCCTGTCGGCTAACATCGGCTCCTGCGTGGTTACGGCGGCAGTAAGTTCTTTTTCCATGTTGTACCTCCTAATTTTTGCATAGAAAAACGGCAGAAAGGATAGTCCTTTCTCGCCGCTTCGTACCTGTTGAAAAATTCAACCGAATATGCTACAATATGGTTGTGTGTGGTGGAGACCTGTATTTTCCGGCTTGATGTTCCTGCATCAAGCGCCAACGGAATGTGCGGGTCTCTATCCATTTGTAGCGCGCTGGCCGTTCTGGTCAGCGCTTTTTTCGTGTGCGGCGAGTATGTCATATACCGTGAGTTGGCCGATGATTTGGCGCTCAGCGGTGCTCTTAGGCTGTGTAGCGGTCTTTCCCTTGCGAGGTCTTGCGGGCGATTTCAGCTTCTTGCCGAACTCCTTGGCGTAACACTTTGCGCCGTACCCCGCTTCGATTGCCGCCGGATCTGTAATGACCCTGTGACACCGAGCGCATCTTACCATGCTTCTTTCCTCCGAAAATCATGAACATCTGGAATGCGTGCGTCAGCCGCACCGCCATGATGATTGCAATAATGACAAGCAGCCATTCGCCGCCGATTGCCCAGTAGCCACGCCAGCGGTAGGCGCTCGGCAACTGCCATATTGCCATCAGCCCTCCGGCTACGACCCCGGCCAGCGTGTCCAGCAGTCCTACGAGTACCCAATCCATCACGCTCAGCTTCTTTTCCCTGCGCTTCATTTGAGGTTTGCTCCTTTCATGTAGGTTTTGACCAGCGCCCATTCATGGGCATCCTTTGGCTTCCCCGCCATTGCATCCAGCGCTTCTTCGGTTCCGCACTGGTCACAAATCATGATGCCCGGAACCCGACGGGAAAGAGCATTGCTGTGCAAGCGCATCTTCATGGTCAGCTTCCCGCACCGGGGACACGGGAGCACCTGCGCCATCTCAGCTGCGGCATCCTGCACATCGAGGTATGTAGCAAAGACTTCATCCAGCAGCTTCTTCTCCGCGTAATCCTGAATCATTTGCATCACCTTACGAAACATCCCTTTCTTCCTCCAAAAGGCCAACCATTGCGCTCCACACCTTGTCGGTGTAGGCCGTGCTGCGGGTTCCTGCATTCCAAGCCTTTTCTGCCCCGCTCTTCCCAAGGTTGTACGCCATCATAGTTCGGTTGATGTCTCCATCGTACAGGGCAAGATAGCTTCCGAGCATATAGCACCCAGCCTTGATGTTCTGGCAGGCATCCAGCAGATCCGTGACTCCCAGCTCATCTTTGAGCCATCCGGCATTGATGCTGTTGATCTGCATCAGACCATAATCCCCGGTTGAGCTGGTAGCGCTCACCGTATAGCCGCTCTCGACCTGCATGACGGCGTAGGCCAGCTCCAGCGGAACTTCGTACAAGTCGCACATCTCGGCTGTATACTGCTGTAAATCCGCATCCAGCGGCACATGGTATGTAATCGGCTCATAGGGAGCCGGGTCTCGCCGGATGCACTCGCCCTGCTCGATGTCAGCTTGCACAGGAATCATCGCTATCGAGAGCTGCGTTTCTTTCGGTTGGAAAGCGAACGCCGCGGCGATGCTTTCGATTACCAGTAGTTGCGCCGCCGCTGTTGCCACCAGCGGGATTATTGCCTTTCGCATCATCCTGAACCTCCGTAATGCCGAACCGCTCGAACACATACCGCCGGGGCACTCTGCCCGGAAACGTAAGTAAACCCTTTGCTTCCAGCTCTTTGTTCATCTGCTGGATAAACTGATAGGCTCTGGATTTGCTGCATCCGACAATTTCCTGCACTTCGCTCACGCCGATAAAGTACGATTCTTTCACGTCCGACGCCCTCCTTTCGAAAAACGCATATTGGCCATCGCCACGAACAGGTTGTTCATTCGATCCATGATCTCATTCCATTCAGCCTGTTCGTCCTCTTCGATTTTTCCATCTGCGACGATCTCTATCATCGCATCGCGCTTTACGATAAACCTCTGAACCGCCGCCAGAACGCTGAGAACAGCTTCCGGCAAGTCCTTTAACTGAATCTCCGGAACCACCCGCTTGCCCAGCTCTGAGGACCGGCGCAGATGCTGAACTGCAAGATACGGGGCTTGGTACACATCGCACATGGCGCTTGCCACGTCGCTGGGTACCGGGCGCTGGCTCTGCTCATAATCCCGCAGAGAATCAACTGACACGTTCAAAAGCTGTGCGGCTTTTTCCTGCGTCATTCCGGCAGATTTCCGCGCGTTTTTGTAGATATTCTGGCAATCAACCGCCATTTCGCACAACTCTCCTTTCTGGTAAACTTATGATGTAAGAAATCACGCCCGCAGGTTCAGGCAGGATTCAATCGCGGACTTGATGTTCGCAGACGGCACCATCGTACCATTGATGACCTGGCTGACGTGTGCGCGGGAGTACCCGATTTCTTTTGCCAGCTCGGTGACGCTCATATCGTCGCGCTCAACCATCGCTTTTTTGACTGACACGCACCACTCTGGCAGCGGAACTTTCTTCATGTTTTTTCTCCTTCCCGACAAAGATTTATCTAACAAATGTATTGAACACTTGTTTGATTTTTGATAGACTAAAAGGGCCAGTACCCACCATTCAACGCGTTCCCCCGTCTTTAAGCTGTTAAGCAGAAGCTCTTGGGGAGTAATCGCTTTACCTGCGCACCGCCGATTTGCAGTATCGGCGCTGCGCTTTGCAGCGATGCCTGTCATTAGGAGGAATCAACTTGCATGGTTTGTACTGCGTGGTACGTTGAAGCCCCTTTGCAGAGGGGCTTCGGGGAACGCGCTGAATGGAAAGCGCTGACCCTTTTAATCTGACATTTGTTTTGTACAAGTGTATTATAATCTTTCTTTAGGCGTATTTCAAGACGAAATACGCCTGTGGATAGATTTTGTGAGGATACACAAAATGCCGACCCAAAATTTGTATGATTCTATAACCCTTGCAGAAAACATCAAAATTCAGGCAAAGGCGCGCAATGTCCAGCTGAAAGATATGTTCGCCGAACTCGACTTGAGCAAGGGGACGCTTTCCAATCTTCGACTTGGTAAAAAAATCTCCGCCGACAGTCTGGCGCGTATTGCCGACTATCTTGACTGCTCTATGGACTTCCTCATGGGGCGCACTGTTGACCCCGCCGTGAAACGGATGAATCTGACAGATGATGAACGCCAAAAGGTTACAGATTATCTTCAGTTCATTCTGAGTCAGCGGAAATAGCCCTCAGCGCCGCTCAGATGGCTCTATTTTGCATTTTCGGAGCTTCTGCAAGGAAATTTGCCGTTTGATGCAAAGCACGGCTCAAATTGCTTCTTTGAGCGATTGTGCTCATTCGTCGATTACGAAGTGCGCGCCCTCGGTGATAAGCACCGTGCCGTGATGCTCGTCATTGACGATGGTGTTCCGTTTGCCGATGTACTCTGCCGGAAGCTCACCGCTCTTCACCCGCTCAAGGTTGAGCGGCGTCGGCTCCCAGCGGCCCTTGTAGGCCTCCGGGATCTTGCGCCACTCCGCTTTTGTGTAGTGGCGCATCAGGTCTGCCCCCATTCTTCCCCGCTCAGCAGCTTCCAACCGTAAGCATCGCAGAACCACCAGCCGGAGGATTCCCCATCGGCGAGGTAAATGATGTCCGACACGCTCAAGCTGTGGCCCTCGAAGCCTTCGGGCCTGTCTATGTTGAATCTGCGGAACAGGCCATCAAGCGTCTGCTGTGCGTCCTTTCGGGTTTCCACATTACCCTCGTACACCAGACGGTAGTTCTCCCGATGGATTCCGCCCAGCGCTGCGGCCTGATCGGACGCCATGAACCGCAGTTTTACCTGCTCCATGGTGTCCTCTTTCAGCTGGTAGATCTCATACTTCATGTGAATCTTCCTTTCCTTGGTTTGCGGTGTTGGTTCCCGCGACCATCTTCGTGATGCCACGAAAATGGTTTCGGCCGATACCAGCGGCCATCATCAGGCGGGTTATTCTTTCCAGTTGCGGCCTGCACCAATCGATGCATCCCGGATGGAGAGGATTTTGTTCTTTCCTGTGCGAGTGCTGCGGAACTCCTGCATCGCTTCCCGAAAGGCATCGTCTTCAGCCAGTTCCCACGACTCAAAGTGGTAATACCGAATCTCGCCATCCTCGGCCTGATATTTAATTTCAATGTTCACGGCTCAAGCCTCCTCGATCTCCACGCACTTGATGCTGTTGCGAAGGTACTTCCGCCCCCGGAGCGCTTCACAGGCGGCGCACAGGTCATCGACCTTGCACCGCAAGAGGATGTCCTCAATCTCGCTTCTCCCCTGCCGGTTATCGTATGCAGCCTTAACGACCGCTGCTCGGTCATCATCCAGCAGGACGGTCATGCAGGCCTCGTCTTCCTCGCCTTTCATGCGGATGTCGTAGGTAAAAATGACGTACTTCATGATTTAGTCTCCCCTTTTGATTAAACGTCAAAGCCGACCGAATGGTATGCGAACCAGTGTCCGCAGCGGCGGTGCAGCTTGTACCAGATTGTGAAACGCTGGCCAGAACAGTCATAGGCCGTTGGGTAAACCTCGTAGTAGTGATTTTCCCGGAACCATTCGGCTGCATCGACCTTGTTGGCCTTGTCCAGTTCGTTCGGGAGCTGCACCAGCTCAATGTAGCCATCAATGCCGCGCTCCTCGATAATGCGGCTGTCAGGTGCCGGGCGGTTGTTGTAGGCCCGGATCTCCTTCTTGATGCTGGCAATAAATGCGGCCATGCCGGACTTCTGTTCGGCGGTGGTGGTGTCCCGGATGAACGCCAGCAGGGTGTAAGCATCTCTCAGCTTCTCGACGTCGGTGATCTTAAACATTGTCTTGTCCTCCAATATTGTTTAGAATTCGTTGAAGTCTCCAGCATCGAACAGCAGGCCGCTTCTGAATTTCAGGCTGAGCTTGCTTTCAGGGGGCTTGCGCTTGAAAACAGGCTTTCCGTTCACCAACTCTGCATACACGGAAAAACTGCAGCGCGTACCTTGGAGAGTGATGTAAACACCGTTCTGATAAGCACGGAGTTCGCCAAGTTCCAGTCCCCAAGAAGTGGTAAACTCAAGGTTTCGGCTCAACGCATTGTGGAGAGATGACTTCTTGTTGTCCGGCATCATCCTGAAGAGTTCCAGCGCTTGCTTCTCGCAGTGCACGTTTTTGATTTCCATGGTTCAGCCCTCCTCAACGACCCATCCGGCACAATAGCCGGGATCACGAAGCCTTGCCTTTGCAAGTGCTTCATCGAACGTCCGGGCTCGAACTCGGACAGGTGGCAGGTCGCCGCCCACGATTTCCCATGTAGCCATGGGCGCTACAAACTTCACCATGTGGTCCTCCCTCAGCTCCTGCTATCCCGCCGGATGCTCAAAATCTGGTCGTTGTCTCCGAAGCTCCGTTCCTGCAGGTTCTCGATGTCGTAAATCAGGAATGCAAGAATCAGCGCTTCCCGTGTGCAGCACTTCCGCTCCCGGAATGTGTACGGCGTCTTGGCCTTTAACAGCCGCTCCGCTACATCGTCCACAATGTCCAGCGCGGTGGTGTAGGTCTGCGGAGCCGCTGGACCGCGGCCATGCGAGGTGTACTCAACAAGAAGTCTCATTCGTCCTCGTCCTCCTCTCCCTCGGTAACGCTGTCCATCTGGACGCTCCCGTAGGTGTAGCCGTTGTCGTTGCGAATGTAGACGGGCTGGTCTTCGTCGTACTGGCTCAGGATGTCAATCAACTCCCCCACCGTCATGGTGTCGTGGCACTGGCTGGGAGAGTACCCATCCCGGCGGCTGTCAATGTAAACATTCGTCATGGTATTGTCCTTTCTATCTAACAGGTGTTTGAATCATTTGTTAGATATATTATAATCTCACTTTTATGAGATAGCAATACGATAATCTCATTTTAGTGAGATTCATGCTTTTGCACAAAAAGGAGGTCCTATTTTTGATATTTTGGGAGCGATTCTATCAGATGTGCGCTCTACGAGGCACAAAGCCAAACCCAATCGCAAAGGAACTGGGCATCTCTTCTGGTGCTGTTACACGCTGGAAAAATGCAGAGGATCCTCCATCGGGAAAAACGCTTATACTCCTTGCTGATAGGCTAGACTGTTCCATTGACTACCTGCTTGGCCGCACGGATGATCCCGTTCTCCATCAACTGGATTCGTCGTCCTCATCGGCTATATAACGCGCGCGCCCGCGCGTGATGAAGACGATAGTCTTCATATCTTCTTATTCTTTTTCTTCTTCTTTTCTTAAGAAGATGGGTTTTTTCGGTTTTTGAAAAACCCAATGGGTTTTCACATTTCGCACACATTTCAAAAATTCGTCGTTCTATCGAATTTCAGTTTTAACAAAATTTCGGTTTTGCGGCCTAAAATTTGAAAGTTTTGACTCAAATTTCATCTTTTATTTTGCATTTCGCAAAACCCATCAAAACCGAAAAAACCAAACGTAACCCAAAAAAACCGAATGGGTTTTTTCGGTTTTTTGAAAAAAGCGGGGCCATCAAGCCCCGCCAGAAACCACCTTGGAGATAACCAGCCGCCCTGCGAAGTACTTAAACTTCTCCGGCGAATGGAACAGCTTCTCAAAATACGTTGCATCCTCTTCCCGCAGATCCGTGAAGTCCTCTTCATCGACTCCAACCACGAGGAATGTGCCAACAATGACGTCGTAAGGCTTGCCGCCCCTGTACAGGGTCCGGTTTGGCTTGAGGCCCATGCACTTGCCCTCTTCGTTGCAGATCAGGCCCACCGGGCGGTGCTGGTCCGGGTAAAGCACCTGAATGTAGCCACCCACAGCGTCTTGCAGGGCTTCAAGTTCGTTGCCAATGTCAATGCGTTCCGGGGCCTTTCCCGGCTCAATTTTTAATGCTTTCATGGCTTAAATCTCCTTTCCTGCCGACAGCGGCTTGCCATTCCATGCAACGCAGAACGGGTACGTATCCGTCTCTGTGCTGCGGAGCCAGCCGTCCTGCACGGCCATCATCGCTTCTACCCGGTACGCTTGCCGGGTGTGACTCCCCTTGATGTTCTTGTACAGCGCCCCGCCGTGAGACTTCTTGAAAGCCTTGGCTTCCTCTTCGGTTCTGAAAAACTTGTTACAATACATAGTCAAACCTCCTTGTTGTTGAGCTGATATGCTTTGCCGCGATAATTGATGATGTGCCGATGGTCAGGCGTGCGGAACACTTCAATGCGCTTCTTGTCCACGTTCTTGATGCCAAGTTTCCGGCGAATGAACCGCACAGCAATTTTGATGGTTTCAGCGTTGGTCATGTCCTTAGCCTTGCGATTCGGCCTCTGCGCATAGCGGCTCATACGGATTTTGCTGACCGCTTCGGCGTCCGCTTCCGTCCCATAGAACTTGTCGGGATCTCCGTAGCCGCTCACCTCGTAGAACCGCTGGCTGCTGACTTGTTCCAAGCGTCCGTTCCAAATTGTGTTGACGCAATAGGCCACATCCGGCCGAATGCCCTCTTTCTCGGCCACGCGGCCAACGAACAGCTCGACGCCCTGCTTATCCCACTCCTTGGAAAAAGTGCGGGCCACAATGCGGATGATTTCAGTTCCGTTGGTCAAATCGACCTTGGCCAGTTCACCTTGACTCCCATTCATGCTTGCGGTGTTGAAGCGATACCCCTGCTCCAAATACTTGTTCACCTCTGTCGTGAACATCTTGTTGATGTCTGAATACTTCATGGCCATTCCCCTTATCTAACAATCGTATAACCAGCGTACTTGAAGTTGTTCACGAGCTCCGCTGCCTTTGCCAGATGCTCAGCGAGTTCTGCGGCCCGTGCTGCATCCATTGTTGCCCAGTCCATCGAAATGGTGATTTTAACTTTTTCGCCAAACACCAAGCGGATTTCAATGGCTTCATCCAGCTCTGCGACTTGCCCTGTCAGCTCCCGCATTGCTTTGCCGAGCACTTTGTACGTTACCATTTTCATATTTTTTCGACCTCCGTTGTTGCTCATGCAGTCCAACAAATGTTTGACTGTGATTATATAATAATCCAACGCCTGTTAGACGACAAGACCGCAAATCTAACAAGTGTTGGATTTCAGCGTATTACACAAGATTTCAGAAAGAAAGCTGGTAAAAAGGATGACGATTACTGTCCAACGCATTGTCGATTTGATGGAACATTACGGTTCATCGGGCGCTTTTATGTCGCGCCTGTGCGGGAAAAGCAGAACCCTTGTTGCGAGCTGGCAAGCGGGAAAATCTGTTCCTACCGCTTCGGACATCGCCACTATTGCCGCCCGCTATGGCGTGTCTGAAGCCTATCTCCGGGGGGAGGTAGATTTCCCGGAGTCGAATCTTTCCGCTTTGCAGAGGCGGCTCATGGACTCCACGCACGATCTGACAGATGATGAAATGCGAAAGGTAATAGAGTACGTCCGCTTCGTCAAATTCCTGCGCGAATAACAAAAGGACAGGCTCCCAAAGAGGGCCTGTCCGCGCCATCGGTGCTCGTTACTGCTGTTTCAGCGTTTCGATGTACTCAAGCACCCGCTTGACCTGTTCCGGGGTTAAATCCTTGATTTCTTCCCGAAGAACATCATCAAGCACATTTCCATGTCTGGAGCGCTCATCCGATGCAGGCATCTTCTCACTCCTTCCCGGCGCAAGCACGCCATTGGAAAGAGTAAGACAGCTTACAAGCAGATTCCAGCCATCTACCGAAATCCGTGAATAAATAACAGAAAGGGTTGTGAGGTTATGGGATTCAGATACAGAAAAAGTATTCGTCTTGGCGGCGGCTTCCGCATCAATATTTCAGGAAGCGGAATTGGGTATTCATGGGGCGTTCCGGGATACCGAATCACCAAAACGGCCAACGGAAAAATCAGACAAACAGCGTCCATCCCCGGAACCGGATTGAGTTACTCGACAGAGGAATCCCTGCATAAATCTGCACGACGAAACACAGCAAAAGAATCCCCTTATATTGATACCGAAGTTATTCAGTCTGTTGACCGTGAGAACTATAAAGATTCTGATTTCAAGGCCCTTATGAAGAAGATTCGTCGAACACGTTTTCTCAATAAAGCCTCTCTCATAATTGGCTCCATTGGTTTACTCGCCTTTATTGTTCTTCACACTCCCCAACGGCTCTTCCTTACCATTTTTTCTTTTGCCGTATTTTTCTATGTTCATTACGTCGCACCTGTAAAGTTGGAATATGATTTCACCGACGAACAGCGCGCGGCCTATGAAGAATGGTACACTGCATGGCGAAAATTATTTGCTTGCGATACCGTTTACTATGTGCCTGAAACATATACCAATAGTAACGCAAGAGAGCATGGCGGCGCAGAGAAAACCATTTCTGAGGAAAAGGTACTCGGAATGCCTAATCTTCCCTACTATCTTCGGACAAATGTTCCCGTATTCTCCGTGGCATTAAATCAGCGAGAATCGTTCTATATTTTTCCTGACAAGATATTCTATATTCACAACAAAAATATTAGTGCCTACGATATTGCTGAAGTGTCATTTGAAGTTGATTCTACTAACTATGTCACCGATGAAGCGCATCTGCCTGCGGATAGTAAAGTAGTCGGCAACACATGGCTCAATGTAAATTCTGATGGCTCTCCAGACAGGCGCTATAAACACAATATGCCTTGTCTTATTTGTGAATTTGGAAAGTTGCGAATTAGTTCCGATACCGGGTTGGATGTTCTTTTCTTGCTCAGCAATGCAGACAATGTTGAGCAATTCAAATCTATTCTCCCCCAATAAAAAAGACCCCGGCCATTATAAAAATGGTCAGGGATTTCTAAACACGTCAGGAGGTATATTCTAATGCCCTGCTATAAGGACGAAAAAACAGGCACATGGTACTGCCAGTTTCGCTACGCTGATTTCACCGGGAAACGAAAGCAGAAGCGTAAGCGCGGCTTCAAAACCAAACGTGAAGCGCAAGAGTGGGAGCGAGAATTCCATTTGCAAAAAGCCAAGAGCTGTGACATGACTCTTGCCAGCTTTGTGGAGCTGTACTTCAATGACCGGGAGCACCATGTCCGCGACACCACAATGGACACCAAGCGAAATGTTTTTGACACCAAAATCGTTCCGCTTCTCGGAAACCGGAAAATGAATGAGATCACCGCTCTTGATATTCGAGATTGGCAACAGCGAGTAAAAGAGATGGGCGAAGCCACTGGCCTCCCATATTCGGAAACATATCTCTACACCATCCACGCACAGTTGACCGCCCTCTTTAATTATGCCCAGACATTCTACGGCCTGCGTTTCAATCCGTGCGATGCTGCTGGCTACATGGGTTCCTCTGTCGCCGGAGAAATGCTTATCATAACGAAAGACCAGTACGAGCTTTTGCGGAAAGAATTCCGCAACGAGGCCTATCTTCTGGCATTTGATATTCTGTTCTGGACGGGATGCCGCGAGGGCGAGATGCTGGCGCTGTTGCCCAAAGACCTGACCGATGATGACCAGTTGCGCATCTACAAGACCTACCACAGAAAAAAGGGGCAGGACATCTTCGGCCCCACTAAGAACAGCAAGAAAGGCGGAAACCGCAATGTGCCTATTCCGCATTGGTTGGCCGAAGAGTTCCGCACCTACTGTTCCCGGCTCTACGGGCTGACCCCGGACGACCGCGTATTCTACATGACGTGCACAGCGCTCAACAAGGAACTGACCCGCTGCACCCAGCTAACCTATCTGCCAGACATTCGCGTCCATGATCTTCGGCACAGCCACGTTTCTCTCTGTATCGAACTTGGGTACTCTATTGTTCTGGTGGCCAAGCGAATCGGCGATACTGTTCCCGTCGTCATGCGGACCTATGCCCATTTGTACCCTAACAAGCAGCAGGAGCTTGTGTCGAAGCTGGAGGCCATCGGCTCCCCCACTTCTAACAACGATGACTCTGATTTGATGTCACTCGGCTAG